CGGAAATCTTTTAAAGCCCGACATGGTAAGAATATTGCTAAGGGTAAGATGTCTGCAGCGTATTGGTCCGACAAAGTCAAGTGGTAAAATAAGGTGATTGGTAATGGATGATACGATATTACACGACGATCGTGGTAATGAATTAACATTTGAGTGAATGTAAGGATTTATAATGCGTATTGATAATGATGTAAAGCTTGACTACAAAGATGTACTCATCAGGCCAAAGAGAAGCACTCTCAAATCTCGAAAAGAAGTAGACCTAAACCGTACGTTTGATTTTAAAAAATATCAGTATGGTGGCGTGCCTATTATGGCAGCCAATATGGATGGTGTTGGAACTATGGATATGGCTGCAGCACTGTCAAATCATGGTATCTTTACGTGTCTCGTTAAAACCTATAGCGTTGATGAACTCATTGAATATTTCTCTGCATGGGGCTTTACTAATACCACTGCAATGAGTATTGGCATCAGTGATAAAGACTACGCTAAATTTGAAGATGTTTACAGAAAAGTAGGCAGTAATTTAAAATATGTCTGCATCGATGTTGCGAATGGATACACTGAACGATTCGTTTCATTTGTAAAAGAATTCCGTAAAAATCACCCATCCATTGTAATCATTGCTGGCAATGTAGTGACCGGTGAAATGACAGAAGAATTGATTCTGGCTGGAGCTGATATGGTTAAAGTGGGTATCGGTCCTGGTAGCGTATGTACTACACGTATTCAAACAGGTGTTGGTTATCCACAGCTTAGTGCTGTTATAGAATGCGCTGATGCTGCACACGGACTGGGAGGTTTTATCATCGCCGACGGTGGTTGTACTTGTCCAGGAGATGTTGCTAAAGCCTACGCAGCAGGAGCAGACTTTGTTATGCTTGGTGGAATGTTAGCAGGACACGACGAAGGTGGTGGAGATATTGTTGACAAATACTATAATGTTAAGGATGAGTACTTCTTACAAAATAGAACCGATGGCGTATATGAGCCTGTCATTGAACAGAAGCAATTTGTTAAGTTCTATGGAATGAGCAGCGATGCAGCTAATACTAAACATTTCGGAGGACTAAAGAATTATAGATCTTCTGAAGGTAGAGAAGTATTAGTACCGTATCGTGGTGATATTGATCACACTATTCAAGATATTCTAGGTGGTCTCAGGAGCACGTGTACGTATGCGGGAGCAAGTACACTAAAGCAATTAAGTAAGTGTACAACTTTCATTAGGTGTACACAACAATTTAATGCTGTATACGCCTAAAATAGTTCAAAATAAACGCAAATAAACGAAAATAAAGGTGTACATCCTCTTCTGGTTGTGGTATAATAGTATCATAATCAAGAGGAAACACACCATGAATGAAGCAATCAAAGTTATAGCCGAGGAAATCAAAGAGACAGTACGTCCTTTGATGGTAAAATGGACAGCTGATCGTATGGCGTATCTCGAAAAGACACGTGAGTGGATGCGTTCGGATACTGTTAAAGAGGAAATCGAAGCCGCTTACCAAAAGTTCGCAGGACATTCCAAATGGTACTCACGTTCAACTGCTCGTTATAACTATCTTGAGCGATTCGTTTCAAAAGGTGATTTACAGTTGATTGCTTACTATGGCAAAGATCAGTGGTTAGTAAAGACTGAAAAAGACGCTGAGAACAAACTCGCAAAGATCGAAGTTGCGGTTGCTAAGAAAGTTAACTTTGATGTGGAAGAATGTGAAAAGATACACGTCAACCATGGCAAAGACGGTTACATGGAAGGTGCTTGGAAATTAGCACATCGCACAAATGCAGGTCGTCGTGTTGAGAGCAGGTTCTCATTCGAGACCTTCTACGCGGGTGGACATAACATCCAATGCCTACACGTTCGCACTAAATACAAATTGAAATAAGAAAGAATACATTATGAACTACGCAGAAATGAACAAAAACAATGTCCCACCTAATCTTCTCCTCCAAGAGAAGGTTATCCTCACTGATTGTGATGGAGTACTGGTGGACTGGCTGTATAGCTTCCACTCTTGGATGAATACAGTTCACAGTAAGTATGCTGTGGTTGCTGGCACATACGATATGGAAATAGCGTATGACATGGATAAAAGCAGGATGAAAGAATACGTCCGGGCTTATAATGCCAGTGCCTCGGTTGCATACATGTCACCATTACGTGACGCAGTTAAATATGTGAAGAAGCTACACGAAGAGCACGGTTATGTGTTTAGGTGTATCACTTCTTTATCATTAGATGCCTCTGCTTGGAAAGCACGCATGTTTAATCTCGAACAGTTGTTTGGTAAAACAGCTTTTGAGTTACTTGTTTGTCTCGATACTGGTGCAGACAAGGACGAAGCACTCGAACCATATCGCAATACTAATTGCTATTGGATAGAGGATAAGGTCCAAAACGCTGACTTAGGTTCTAATCTCGGATTAAACTCTTTGCTCATCGGTCATGACTTTAATGCTGACTACACTGGTGATGTGCCACGAGTACAAAACTGGAAAGAAATCTATAACATTATTACAGGATAACATATGGCTATTAAAATTGTTCGTATTTCGACAGGTGAAGAACTCATTTGCGATTACGATGACGGTGTACTAAAAGATGTTGCCATCTTGATACCGACCGAAGCGAATAAACTAGGTCTTGCACCTTTTATGGCATACTCAGATGCATCGGATGGATTCGCTATTAATCCAGAGATGATTATGTTTGTAGTAGAACCCATAGCTGGACTTGTTGAACAATACAAGAATATGTTCAGTAAAGTTTTTATTCCTGAATCCAAGATCATTATTTAAGATTGTATAAATAACACTGGAATGCGGAATAATCCGGTTCCTAATTATATCTTGCTTTTCACTAAGGAGTACCCCATGACAGGCATACGTAAGTACAACACAACACTATTCCCTTCAGCAGCTTTTGTTGGATTCGATCATCTTTTTAAAGAACTGGACCATGTTACGAAACATGCCCACGATCATTATCCTCCACATAATATCCTCCGGGTTGGAGAATCAGATTACCTCATTGAATTGGCGGTAGCTGGATTTAGCCAGGAAGGTATTAACATTGAGCTACATGAACGGACGCTAACCGTAACAGGTGAGCATGCTTCGAAAGGTCGCGAATACATTCACCGTGGTATTTCCACTAAGAAGTTCAAACGCACCTTTAGGCTGTCTGAACACGTGCAAGTGCACGGAGCTGACATCGTCGACGGAATTCTAGCAATCAATTTGAAGTTTCTCGTCCCTGAAGATCAACGTCCTCGTAAAATTAACATTGGAAAAAACGAGGAATCCAAAAATGCAACACATACTAATACAAGCCAACTACTTAACGAGTCCACTTAGCTATCTGCTCACCACATTATGGGGAGCTTTAAAGGCAATCGGCCGTGGCATGAAAATGCTCGGAGCTAAATTTGTTGAAGGTCGTCAAAGACAAGCCAATCGTGAGATTGCTATTATATTGTCTAGGACTGATTGGCAGCATGACAGCGTAGATTATCTTGAGTACGAATTGAATAAAGGCACAAAAGTTGCTGATCTAAGAAGTAAGCAACTGCGTGAAGATTTAAGAGCGCACTCATTATGATAACTAAACTGCTAGAATGGTTATCGCCATTGATAGACTATAATGCTGCTCGCCAACGCGATGAGTATAAGTATCTTTCCGAATCTAAGGATCTTGCTGATCTGGAACGTAGGCAAAGGCAACTAATGAATTCAAACTTTAAATTTAGGGTTTGATCTCATACTAAGAAGGTTCATCTCTTAACTGATGCGCGGAGAGTCTACGGTTAACTCTCCTAACTTAAACTATAAAGGATCATAAAAATGAAATCAGTAATCATTGCCGCTATCTTAGCTGGTACATTTGCTTCTGCTTCTATGGCAGAACCATTTGCCCGACCAGCAGTTATCGGCAAGACCGAGTATAACCTCGAGACAAACGCTTGGGCAGCCAATCTTGGCACTCAATTCGCACTTGGGGATTTAACGTTAAGTCCGCTTGTTAAAGCCACTTATAATGCAGCTAACAAGTTTGATTTTATTGGGTATGAGGTTACTGGAGCAGTTTCTTTGTCCGAGGGTATGACCGCGTATTTGACAGTAAATGCTACTGACAAGATGGACTATACTGACGCCGTTGCCGGTGTTTCGTTCAAGTTCTAAAACTATTTAACCCCTTTGTATAAATAGATAAAACAAAGGGGTTAAACGCATGTATGAATACAAAGTAAAAATTAATCGAGTAGTTGATGGTGATACCGTTGACGTCGATATAGATCTAGGCTTCGGCATAGTAATGGCAGATGAACGTGTTCGTATCATGGGTATAGATACTCCTGAATCACGGACAAGTGATCCTGTAGAGAAGTTATTCGGTAAGGCTGCAAAAGCTAGACTCGTAGAACTATTGGGCGAAACCAGTGTTTTAAGAACACAGATTAACAAAAGTGGAGAAGATATGAAAGGTAAATTCGGAAGAGTTCTAGGCGACTTTGTTGCTGACGATGGACAGATGATTACGGAGATAATGACTGATGAAGCTCATTGTGTTCCTTATCTTGGTGGTGCTAAAGCAGAAACTGTTATGGCTCACATGAAGAATCGCGAAATGTTAATTGAACAAGGTGTAGTCACTCAAGAAGAGGTTGACGAAGCATCTAAGTAAGGAGACTATAATGAAAAAAATAGAAGCATTCCTAACTAAGATCATAGAACGACTGTTTGGTAAAACTACTCAAGTAAACTATCTTGGTGGTTCTACTAAGTATAAATAAGATTGTAACGTTGAAGCAATTCAAACGACGAGCTGGACCCGGGGGCGGTACCCGGCAGCTCCACCATAAACACATCGGGAGCATATGCTCTACGCACCGATAGGACCAAACGGTGTGTTTTTGATGGGGCTGAAATAGGATCGACAGGCGGATTAGTAGAAAAGTGGAGTTGCCCGGATCTAAGCACGGTAATCGCGAAGAAAACATATAATTGCAAATAACAATTATGCACCTACAGATTACGCGCTAGCCGCCTAACCTGGTGGGCCAACTGGGTGGCCTAGAAACAGAAAACCATATGACTATGTAATTCCGACGTGTTTTACTCATATGGTTCCCTTCTACTTACATAATGGAGATAGTGAAATGGTTTCACAAACCTACAAAAACTAGTGTACATTCCTCGAAAATCGTGTTATAATATACATAATCATTCGGAGAAGCACTATGGAATTCTATACAAACGTTGCCCGCTATGGCAACAGCCTACTTTATCGTGGCTATAAAAATGGCCATCGGTTCGAAGACCGTGTTAAGTTTTCGCCAACCCTCTATCAACGTAATGACTCAGGTACTGCATTTGCCTTAGATGGCACAAGAGTATCCCCTATCTTATTCGATAAGATGAGTCAAGTCAAAGACCATGAACAGAACTATTCGGGCATCGAGTCCAAAGTACTGTATGGCAACAAGAACTACGTAGTTCAGCACATCCAAGAGAAGTTCCCTGATAACATTGAGTTTGATCGTAATGCTATCAACATATCGTCAATCGATATCGAAGTTCAATCCGACGATGGCTTTCCCGAGCCACAGTTTGCTGACTACCCAGTTATCTCAATTGCAATCAAAAACAACATAGACAACATCTATTATGTGTGGGGCCTGCGTGACTATGACGTAGCTAACTCTCTCATGCAAGATCACAAAGTTGTTTATGTGCGATGTGACTCAGAATCAGATCTACTAATCAAGTTCATCAATCACTGGGCATCTCCGATCCAGTCTCCTGATGTTATCACTGGCTGGAACACTCGCTTCTTTGATATTCCATACCTTGTTAATCGTACCGTAAAGCTTCTCGGTGAAGACATGGCACGTAAGTATTCTCCATGGGGACTTGTTAATGTTCGTACTATTACTCAGATGGGTCGTGAGCAACAATGCTATGAACTCACTGGTATTGCACAACTTGATTACCTAGAACTGTTTAAGAAGTTCGGCTATTCATATGGTCCACAAGAATCATACAAGCTTGATAACATTGCTCACGTTGTTCTCGGTGAGAAGAAGCTGTCGTATGATGAGCATAATTCCCTATACACATTGTACCTCGAAGACTATCAAAAGTTCATTGACTATAACATCAAAGACGTTGAGTTAGTTGATCGTCTCGAAGACAAGATGGGTCTCATTACTCTGGCATTAACTATGGCATATCGTGGTGGTGTTAACTATACCGATACGCTAGGTACTACTGCTATATGGGATTCAATCTTATATCGTGACCTTGCAAACCAAGGCATCGTTGTTCCACCTAATGGCGATAAGTTTAAAGCTGATTACCCTGGCGGTTATGTTAAACCTCCTCAGGTAGGCATGCACGACTGGGTGGTTTCGTTCGATCTTAACTCACTATATCCTAACATCATTTGCCAATGGAATATGTCTCCTGAGACTATCGTTGAAGGTGAACGTGCCGATATGAATCCTGACATTGCACTTAAAGCTGACTTTGATAATCCAAAGACTGAGTATGCACTTGCTGTCAATGGCATTTACTTCAAACGTGAGAAGCAAGGTGTTCTGCCTAAGATCATTACCGACTATTACAATGAGCGTAAGGTCGTCAAGAAGAAGATGCTCGAGGCACAGCAGCTCAAAGAGAATACGCCTAAGTCTAATATCGCTGAAATCATTCGCATTGAACGTGATATCTCTCGCTTTGAGAATCAGCAAATGGCCATCAAGATCTTGTTAAACTCTTTATATGGTGCATTAGGCAACAAGTACTTCCGTTACTTTGATCTACGTATTGCCGAAGGTATTACTCTGACTGGCCAAGCTGTCATTCGGTGGGCTGAGAAGTCTGTTAACCAGTTCATGAACAAGGTTTGTGAGACTGATACTAAAGACTATGTTATCGCAATCGATACCGATTCGGTCTATGTTAACTTCGGTCCTATGGTTACCAAGTACCTTGATGGCAAAGATCCTGTTGCAAACATTGACAAGATCTGCGAAGAACAGTTCATCCCAATGCTCGAGAAGTCCTATGCCAAGATGTATGATCTCTTTGATTGTTACACCCCTCGCATGGTTATGGCTCGTGAAGCTATTGCAGATCGTGGCATCTGGACAGCGAAGAAGCGTTACATCTTGAATGTGCACAACAACGAAGGTGTGCAATATGCCGAACCTAAGCTTAAGATCATGGGTATTGAGGCTATCAAGTCTTCCACCCCAGGTTCGTGTCGTGATGCTTTAAAGGCATTGTTCAAGGTTATCATCTCTGGTAACGAAGAGCAGGCACAGAAAGCTATCGCACAATTCAAAGATTACTTCTCTACACTTCCACCAGAGCAAGTAGCCTTTCCACGTGGCGTCAATGATATTACTAAGTGGTCTCGCAAGCGTGAAGGTATATACGCCAAGGGTACTCCGATCCATGTACGTGGTGCTTTGCTATATAATCATTACATCAAAGACCTCGGCCTTGAGAAGAAGCATGAGCTTATTCAAAACGGTGAGAAGATCAAGTTCTGTTACCTTAAGATCCCTAATCCTATCCGTGAGAACGTGATAGCATTCCCTACATATCTTGCTACCGAACTGCAGCTTGATAAGTATGTAGACTACAACAAGCAGTTTCAGAAAACATTCCTAGATCCAATCATTCCAATCCTGGATGCAATTGGCTGGTCGCCAGAGCCTAGGATATCATTAGAGGACTTCTTCGGATGAAGATAAAGCATAGACCGTTATACGACATAAAGAAGACAGTTAGAATGTATCTTGAGAACGATAATCTAAATGTAAAGTATGTGTGTACTAGTGCGGTCTATAAACATGCCGACTTTGCTGTCGATGTGTATTACGATGAAATAGGCTACTTTGGAATATACCCAAACATATACTCAGATAATGCAATGTGCACAGCAGTCGATTGCGATGGCATAGAGAAATACATATTCAATATGATTGAAGGAGTTAGCGGCTGGGAATACTCTCAGCACAAGAATGATACCCGCAAGGTAGGCAATCATGTGATTGATGGCGGTAGAAGCTTCACACATATAATGCCGCTATGTGCCAAGTCTTCTGACATAAAATCGTTTATTATCCGAAAGGGCGAATTTATTCGATTTGGTCATGAAAAATAACTGTGTACAAACCTATGGTAATGTGTTATAATGGTATTAATAATAGAGGAAATGCTATGTCAACTGAACAACTAAAATCCGAACGTGATGAGCTACTAGTCATATTTATGGAAGAGTGTGCAGAAGCCACCGTCGAAGCTGCTAAATTGATACGCTTCGGTTCTCCAACCATGGGCAATGTTGCCAAGATGGAAGTAGAAGTAGGTGATCTGATGTGTATGGTACAACTGCTTAGCGAGTACGGTATTATCAATTCTGCTGAAGTAGAAAGTCATAGCAGTGCAAAACGAATTAAACTTAAAAAATGGAGTAATTTAGATGTCTGATTGGTCTCATGATATCCACATGATGCATCACCAGTTTGGTGTAAAGAAGTGGTTTGAAGATAACAAACATGATAAGGAACTGATGCAAAAGTATCTTAAGTTCCGTCTTGATATGTGTCAAGAAGAAATGACTGAAACCTTTGATGCAATGAAAGCAGGCGATACTGAAGAGATCGTTGATGGTCTTATTGATCTCTGTGTATTTGCTATAGGTACTCTCGATGTGTTTGGCGTAGATGCCAATCAAGCATGGAATAATGTCTACGAAGCTAATATGGAAAAAGAAGTAGGTGTTAAAACTGAACGTCCTAATCCATGGGGTCTACCCGATCTTATGAAGCCTGAAGGCTGGACTTCTCCTACTCATAAGGAAAATCATGGCGATCTCGTTAACGCTGTTTAAAAGCATATACGATAACAAGACTGAAAAGTCTATGGAGTTCTCAGACTGGAAACAGTTTGAGGCTCTTTTGTATCGTTTATCCAAGGTGGAGCTTGCAAGTAAGAAAGATGCATCGCTAATATCACCGGCCACGTACATCGACGAAACTACACGTGCTAATAAGAATGTTATCAAATGGGGAGCTTGGGCTGCCGTCGATGTTGATGACCATGAATTTAAAGGAAATCTACAAGATGAATTACGTAATAGGTTCGGTGATTATTATTACGTGTGTTATAGCACGGCTAGCTCTACTGAGTTACACCCGAAGTTCAGGCTTATCTTCCCACTTGCAGCATCGGTTGGATCAACTGAAATTCGCAAGTTCTGGTGGGCTCTCAACTCAGAGCTCGGAGCAATCGGAGATAGGCAGACTAAGGACTTATCTAGAATGTATTACATTCCTGCGACGTACCGTGGTGCTAACAACTTCATTTTTACTAACGACGGTAGCCCTATTAACCCTAGCTTATTAATAGTAAAGCATCCGATGCCTGAAAAGAAGAAGACTATCTTTGATGGCATGCCCGATTCAATGCGCAATGCTGTGATGCAGTATCGTGCTAATAGTTTAACAAATACTAATTACTCTTGGTCGTCATACTCTGACTGTCCATTTGTATCACGACGGATGATTGCTGAATACAATGCAATCTCTCAGGCTGGTTGGTATGCAAAGATGTATTCCTTTATGGTTTCTGTTGCAGGTAACGCAGTCAATAAGAAGTATCCTATTAGTGTACCAGAAGTTGTACATCTATGTAAGGAACTTGATCAAGATACCGGTGGCTGGTATAAAAGCCGTGCGTTTGACACTGAGGCTGAACGTGCAATCTCATATGTAATGGAGAATAGATTATGACTAAAGTATACGATGATTTCTTTGTAGGCGGACACTGGGTCGCAAAGACAGAAGTACTTGAAAGACTAGAAGATACTGGTATTATTGATGGCGTAATGTCAAATCCTAACCAGCGCAAAAACCGAGACCGTGCACAGGTAACACAAGATTGCACACGTGGACTTGCGTGTGAGGTAGGTATTGCTGCCATGGTTAAAGGTGAACTAAACCCGCAACAATTTGATATGACGAATCGTGAAACATACGGTTGGGATATCAAGTGTGGTATCACTGGCAATAAGCTAGAAGTTAAAAACCACCAGCATGTTTATTGGTCTTATTACGCCAAGAATATCCAGACTCTTGCTAAGAATATAGCAGAAAATATA